GCCTCTCGCGAGGCTGGTCACCGCTAAGATCTTAGGCGACGGTGAATTTCTTGACCGTGCTTTGCTTGGCATACTTCTGCCAGACTGTTGGGCGGTTCTCCTTCCACCAAGACAGTGATGGTGCGCTCATCCGGATTGATACTGACCAAGTGGCGTAACCTTCCGCCACCGCTTGGATGCGCAGTGCGTCGCGCTCTTTGGTGAGGTCTTTAATCTGCGCGTCGATCACTGCGAGCTGGCCGAGGTGTGTGTTCTTATCCATGTTACATATTCCATTAATTGAATGGATCGCTTGATTGCGTCCATACCATAGGTATGGGACCAACGAACAGCATAGTCAATACGCAAAACGCAATTAATCGCACGTAATTGAAATTAATTCACGCCAATCCGCGCCGCTGGGCGCGCCGCCGGGGGTTACTGATCCGGATCCGACCGCGTCGGATCGCGACCCGCGACCCCCCAACCCCCCTATTTGCGCCCCCCGCCTCGGTGCGCGGCCCTATAGTGTTGGTCCGATAAAATCATTCCGAGGTTTTTCCATTGCGCATACAAGCAGAACACAAGTCCAAGGTCCAAGGACATTGGTCCTAGAATTTGTGCGCAATTTATTTTCATTTGGGGTTGGTTAGTTCTCGCAGTGATTTGGTTTGTGCGTCTGTTGTGAAGTCGGTTGTCCTGAGTGTCATGTTTTTGCAGTTTAGTCGGTCGTCGTCGCCGCGCATGAACAGGACTAGCCCGAGTGGCATTGCGTAGAGGGCCCACCAGTCGGCTTTTGATATTCCGATGTTAAACCGAACGCGGTTTGTATTTACGATTGTGGCGCAGGTTTTGACTTCTACGCTGGCCATCGTGCCATCGGGCCGCAAGGCGATCACGTCGAACTGGCCGTCTGATCTGGTGGCTTCGATACCTGCGAGTTCTAGTATGTGGCAGACGAAGTATTCGCCCGCACGTCCAATTCTAATGGAGCGGCGGTCGCTCAAGGGGCTTCTCTCCGATAGTTCTGCGTATTATATCAACACGGTAGCTTTTGGGAACCCCTTGAATTTGTGCGTACTTTATTTTCATTCGGGTTTGGGTTAGGGTTTGGAAACAGTTACGGGGACCGAGGTACATGAATTATTATGAGTTAGCGGATGCGATGGCGCGGCGTTTTGGGTTGGACCCGGAGCTTTTCCGCAGGCAGATCCAGCAGGAGAGTGGTTTTCAGGAGTCGGCGGTTAGTCCTGTTGGTGCTCGCGGTTTGGGTCAGATTATGCCTGACACTGCGGCGCAGCCGGGTTATGGTGTTACGCCTTTGTCTGCTGATTTGATAGATGATCCGGAGGAGAACCTTCGGTTTTCTGCGGAGTACATGGCGGCGATGCTTAAAAAGTACGACGGTGACTATCGTTTGGCTTTGGCTGCGTACAACGCGGGAGCTGGCGCGGTTGATAAGGCTGGTGGTGTCCCTGATTTTGAGGAGACTCAGAATTATGTGTCTAAGATTCTCAGGGGCGAGACTGTTGATGTGGACAAAGGCGGTCGTCGTACCCCTTTTGTTGAGCAGGAGGCTCAGCAGGAGGCTCAGCAGGAGGCGGGAGTACCGGGATTAAAGCCGGGGTTGATGGAGATATTGACGGCGGCGGTTTCTAATTTGGTTCCGGAGGATGACAATGCGTTGACCTTGGAGGATGCGCAGGGCCTTGAGATACTTCGTCGTCAGCGTCGGAATCCTTTGGATCGTCTTGGCGTTGCCTCGTTGGGCAAAATGGGTTAGTGTTGCGGAAATGATTGAGGTATTGAGATGAGCAGATTTGCCCCTGGGTTTTCACCTTTTGCGGGAGGCTTGCCACAGGGCCAGTCTCCGTCACCTTATGGCGGGGGTATATCTTCGTTGCGAATGGGTCCGATGTCACAGGGTTCGATGGTTGAGTCTCGCCCTATGTTTTCGCAGCCTCCATCGTTTGGCGGTGGTGCGCAGTCTCAGGACTTTGCTCAGACGATGTACAGTGGCGGGCAGGATCAGATGCCGATGCAGGGTCAGATGCAGGACGGCAACCATGATGCCGAGCATCAGCAGTTACGCGAAGCTCAGATGCAGCAGATGCAGGGTCAGATGCCGATGCAGCAGATTTCCCCAGTGGAGCAGATGCCGATGCAACAGATGGAGCAGCAACGACAGCTGATGCAACAGATGCAGCAGCAACGACAGATGCAGATGCAGGATCAGATGCCGCCCCCGATACAGGCCCAGCAGGTGATGGGTACTCCTCAAGTTCCTTCGGATGTGGCGGATTATAGGCAGGCAGAGGCGGATAGGTACCGTGAGATGCTGGAGCGGAAGGAAAACTATCAGAGAGAGGACCGAGGTCGGGTTGTGGACTATGTGAGACCGGACCGGATTGTGGAGGACCCTAGGGCGGATATCCGCAGGGATCTCCTTACGCGCCGAGGCTTGCCACAGGTTCAGCCGACCGTGTCCTCTGAGAGAATCATGGCGGGCCAAAGACGACCCCCCGTGGGTGGCGTGGCGGGCCTAAAGAGCCGGTTTTTGAATAAACAGGCGTATAATAGATTGGGAGCCCGGTAAGATGGCGGTAGTTGTTCGCAAAGACGGAACTCAGGTTCCACTAAAAGGTTTCAAGATAGGCGGCCAAGCGTTTGGCAGCACTGCGTCTCAAACAGAAAGCGCCGTTTATACGGGCGGATCAAGCGGCGGCGCTCCCTCATATAGCCCTCGCCCACAGTCTCGACCCCCTAGTTTTATTTCTGGGGGTAATTCATCTGTCAGCATTTCCAGAGCTCAGACGCAAGCTAGGGCAGATGAAAAGGCGAGGGAGCAGGCGGCGGCGAGGGATAAGGCGGCGAGGGAGCAGGCGGCAAGGGATAAGGCGGCAAGGGATAAGGCGGCAGCAGATAAGGCGGCGGCAGAGAAGCTTGCGGCTGAGCGGGCTGAGCAGGCTGCGCAGGACATGATCAACGCTAACAAAATTGCCGCCGATGCCAAGGCGTCTAGCACCGGACAAATGCCCGCGGACCAAGGTTTTCTCGGCGGGATCAAAAGCTTGTTTGGGCTAGATGACGGCGAAGAGACATCAAGGACCGCGGATCTCATTGCTCAGAACCTTGCTTCTAAGACGTTTGGCAAAGATTACGACGGAGACGGCAAGGTCACGTATGCGGAGGCGGCCCGCTCTCAACGCGAGTCAGACGAGGGGTATTACAAGTCTACCCGCGAAAAGCCTGACAGAAAGTTCTCGATGGACCCGGCTTTGACTGCTCTTAACCCGCTTGCAGGTATCGCCCTTGCGGGTGCAAACAAACTTGGTCTAACGGACAGTATTTCGATGGCCATGAAAGCGGGTATCTTTAGCAATCCGCAAAAGGGCTACGACAACTTGATCAGTAAGGGCGTCGATGAGGACGTTGCCATGGACTACATCCAGACTTCGATCGCTAACCGCGGACAACGCGCCGATAGTGCGAATAGCGGGAATAGTTTTGAGCTTCGGATGCTGGAACCGAACTACGTTGATCCGTTTGACGGCGGTACGGACATGCCGAATGTCCCTGTGAATGCCCCTGATCCGTGCCCAAATGGGTATGTATTTGACAGCGAAGTGCAGGCTTGTGTTATCCAATACGAAGCACCCAAGGACGTGTTTACGTTCACAAATAAGCCTGGCACAAATGCCCCTGACACGGATTCCACTGGGTCACCTTTTTCCGATTATGGCGTTCAAGCGGAGTACGACGGCCCTACGAGCTTTTCATCCCCCATAAAGAACCCGTTTGTTTAAATGAATTTACAAGCCCTGCCTGAAGAAGCGTTAAAAGAGATCTTGGCCTTAACCGAGGCCAAGAAAAGGCTTGACTTACGCGACGAGGCCTCTGAAAAGTTCATGCCATTTGCGCACCATGTGTACGAAAACTTCATCGAGGGCCAGCATCACCGCGTGATTGCCGAAAAACTTGAGCAGGTCGCACAAGGTAAGATCAAGCGTTTGATAATTAACATGCCACCTCGGCACTCGAAGTCGGAATTTGCAAGTTTTCTGATGCCAGCGTGGTTTTTGGGCCGCAATCCGAAGCTCAAGATCATTCAGGCCACGCACAACACTGAGTTGGCGGTGCGATTTGGCCGTAAGGTAAGGGATTTGATTGATGATCCAGCGTATAAAGAGATTTTTCCTGAGACAAACCTCAAGGAAGACAACAAAGGTGCAGGTAAGTGGGGCACTACAGCGGGTGCGGAGTACTTTGCTGCGGGTGTTGGGGCTGCGATTACTGGCCGTGGTGCGGACTTGCTTATCATTGACGACCCTCACTCGGAACAAGATGCTTTAAGCGACAGCGCATTCGACAATGCCTACGAATGGTACACTTCTGGCCCTCGTCAGCGACTCCAACCGGGTGGTTCGATCATCTTGGTCATGACTCGTTGGGGAAAAAGGGACTTGACAGGGCGTCTTTTGGCTGCGCAGGGCCACGACATCATGTCAGATCAGTGGGAGGTCGTTGAGTTTCCTGCGATTATGCCTAGTGGCAACCCCTTATGGCCTGAGTTCTGGGAAAAAGACGCTCTGCTTTCTATCAAGGCGTCTTTGCCTGTTGGTAAGTGGAACGCGCAGTGGCAGCAGACGCCGACGTCTTCTGAGTCTGCGATTATTAAGCGTGAGTGGTGGAAGCTGTGGGAGAAGGAGGACATACCTCCTTTGCAGTATGTCATTCAGTCTTATGATACGGCGTTTTCGAAGAAAGAAACGGCTGACTACAGTGCGATTACGACTTGGGGGATTTTCAAACCTGTTGAGGGCGAGGCTGACAACATAATTTTGTTGGACGCGCAGCGTGGGCGTTGGAATTTCCCAGAGTTAAAGGAGAAGGCTTACGAGGAGCACGAGTATTGGGAGCCCGATATGGTGATCGTCGAGGCGAAAGCGACGGGTACGCCTCTTATTGACGAGCTCCGTTTGCGTGGCATCCCTGCCTTGGGCTTCTCACCGGGCAAAGGACGTGATAAGGTGACGAGAATGCACATGGTAGCCCCTTTGTTCGAGGCGGGGATGGTGTGGGCCCCCGAGGACAAGAAGTTCACTGACGAAGTTATCGAGGAAGTGGTATCATTTCCTAATGGCGACCACGATGACTTTTGTGATAGCATGACGTTAGCCCTTATGCGGTTCCGTCAGGGTGGTTTTATTTCCCTTCTTGGGGAAGAAGAAGAAGAACAAGAGCGTAAGACCTCTAAGCGGGAGTACTACTGATGGCATTACCACCTAACATGGTTGCGTCAGGTTTAGACCTTGACGACACTGAGGGTCTACCAGACCTAGAGGTTCCATTTGACGCCCCTATGGAGTTCCCTGGTGGAGCTGAGGTCATTGACGACGGCATGGGCGGAGCGACTGTTCAGCCTATGGACATGGAGTCAGAGGCTGACTACATGGACGAGGAGATGGTTTACGACCACGCTATGAACTTAGCCGATGCCATGGAAGAGTCGGAGCTAGATTCTCTGTCCACGGAACTTCGTGGGTACTACGAGGACGACTTGGAGTCCCGTGCTGATTGGGAAGAGGCTTATACTAAGGGCCTAGACCTTTTGGGCGTGAAGTCTGAGGAGCGCAGCACACCTTTCCAAGGTGCAAGCGGTTTGGTCCACCCTATGGTTTCGGAGTCTGTCACGCAGTTTCAGGCTCAAGCTTACAAAGAGATGCTTCCTTCGGGCGGCCCTGTTAAGACGAAGGTCATGGGGCTACGTGATACTGCCGCTGACGCACAGGCCTCTCGCGTAAAAGAGTTTATGAACTACCAGATTACGGAAGTGATGCAGGAGTTTGACCCAGATACGGATCAAATGCTGTACTATTTACCGTTGAGTGGTTCGACCTTTAAGAAGGTTTACTTCGACGAGACGAAGCAGCGTGCTGTTTCTAAGTTTATCCCTGCTCAAGACTTGGTTGTTCCGTACTCCGCGTCTGATTTGGCAACGGCTACACGTTTGACGCATGTTTTGCGCATGGACGAGAATGAAGTACGCAAGCTTCAGATCATGGGGATCTACCGCGACGTTGAGTTGGATTCTCCGGAAGAAAACGATGACGACTCTGTTCGCCAAAAGGTCAACGAGTTAGAGGGCATCTCTAAGAATTACTCTGACGATGTGCATACCATCTTGGAGACGCACGTTGAATTGGACCTAGAGGGCTTTGAAGACCGTGACGACATGGGTGAGCCGAGTGGTTTGAAGCTCCCGTACGTTGTCACCATGGACTACGACTCTGGAGAGATTCTATCTGTTCGCCGCAACTATGACGAGATGGATCCAACGAAGGCCAAGCGTCAGTTCTTTGTTCATTACAAGTTCACCCCAGGTTTAGGGTTCTACGGCTTTGGTTTGATTCACCTGATTGGTGGTTTGGGCCGAGCGGCAACCAGTATTTTACGACAATTGATCGACGCCGGAACTTTGGCAAACCTCCCTGCTGGGTTCAAGGCTCGGGGCGTAAGGGTTCGTAATGATGACGAGCCCTTACAACCCGGAGAATGGCGGGACATAGACGCTCCTGGAGGCAGCATACGGGACGCTATTATCCCTCTGCCTTACAAGGAGCCGTCAGCGACGCTAGGCAGCCTCCTAGGTGCCATACAGGACCAAGGGCGACGCTTTGTGAGCATGGCGGACCAGCTATCAGAACAAGGCAGCCAAGAGATGCCTGTCGGCACTACGATGGCTCTTATGGAGCGCGGGACCAAGGTCATGTCCGCGATTCACAAACGTCTGCACTACGCACAGAAGACCGAGTTCCGTTTGCTTGCTCGCATCTTCGCTGAGAATCTGCCTCCTGAGTACCCGTATGAGGTTTCTGGTGCTCCGCGTCAGATCAAGGCTGAAGATTTTGATGCGCGTGTAGATGTTCTACCTGTCTCTGATCCGAACATCTTCTCCATGGCGCAGCGCGTCACTCTTGCTCAGACGCAGTTGCAGATGGCTCAGAGCAATCCTCAGATTCACAATCTCTATGAGGCTTACCGCCGCATGTATGAGGCTCTGGAAATCCAGAACGTTAACGAGATCCTGCCTCCTCCGCCGGAACCCCAGCCTATGGACCCTGCGATGGAGGGTGGTTTGATCCTGAAGGGTCAGCCTCCCCAAGCGTTTCCGCAGCAGAACCACCAAGCGCACATCCAAGCGCACGTTCAGATGTTGTCAATGCCGATCATTGCGCAGAACCCTCAAGGCACGGCTGTTCTTACTGGGCACATCCTAGAGCACGTTGCGCTAGAGGCCCGCAACATTGCGCAACAGCAGATGCAAGCTCAGATGGAAGGCCCTTTACAGCAGCTAGAGCAGGCCGTTCAAGCGGGTATGA